GGGCTCTCCCTGGTCAGCCGAGTTCAAGCTTCCAGACCGTCACGCGATGTGACGGTCACCCGATGCCGCGCGACGCGGCTGAGGAGAGATCGACATGCCAACTGGTGGAGCACGTAACCGGTCCGGTCCGCCCCCGGACCCGAACTCCCTGAAGTCCGCCAAGCGGGGCCTTTCGCTGACCGCGCTTCCCTCGCAGGGCTACGACGGCGACGTGCCGGACTTCCCGCTGCCGAACAGCACTCCTCGCGATCTCGAGCTGTGGGCCTGGGCCTGGTCGACCCCGCAGGCTGCGGCCTGGGCCGTGGAGCGCTGGCGCTGGCAGACGGTCGCGATGTGGGTTCGCACCATGGCGGTGTGTGAATCCCTCGAGGCGACCGCCGCGGACAAGAACTCGCTGCACCGTTTCGCCGACCAGATCGGACTGACGCCGGCCGGGCTCAAGGAGAACGGCTGGAAGATCACCGCCGATGAGGTCGGTGCCCGCCGCACGGAGCGGCCGGCGGCTGCCGCGTCGAGCACCCGCGATCGGCTGAAGGCCGTCCGCAGTGCCTCCGCCGCCGGATAGGCGTTCGCTGGGGCCGCTGGTCACGACGTGGATCGAGCAGCACTGCGTCATCCCTGACCGGGACGACCGGGGCCTGCCGTTCCGGCTCTACGACGAGCAGCTGACGTTCTTCGACCGGCACTACGAGCTGAAGCCGACCGCCGAGGTCGGCCAGCTGGCTCCGGCGTTCCGCTACCGCCGCTCGCTGCTGGTCCGGCCGCAGAAATGGGGCAAGGGGCCGCTGACGGCGGCGCAGATCTGCGCCGAGGGTGTCGGGCCGGTGCTGTTCGCCGGCTGGGCCGTCGGCGGTGAGGTCTACGACTGCCGTGATCACGGCTGTGGCTGCGGCTTCTTCTACGAGTACGAGCCGGGCGAGGCGATGGGTCGGGCCTGGCCGACGCCGTTGATTCAGATCACGGCGCTGTCGGAGGAGCAGACCGACAACATCTACGGCGCCCTGCGCCCGATGATCGAGTACGGGCCCCTTGCGGAGCTGGTTCCGCGCACCGGTGAGGAGTTCATCCGCCTGCCGGGCGGCGGTCGCATCGACACGGTCACGTCGTCGGCTCGTTCCCGGCTTGGGCAGCGGGTGACGTTCGTGCCGCAGGACGAGTGCGGGTTGTGGACGGCGACGAACAAGATGCTGGCGGTCGCCGACACCCAGTTCCGCGGCCTGGCGGGCATGGGCGGCCGGGCGACGCTGACGACGAACGGCTGGGACCCGGCGGAGGCGTCGGTGGCGCAGCTGGCGTTCGAGTCGCCGGCCACGGACATCCTGCGGGACTTCGTGCAGGCCCCGGCGAACTTGTCGTACGGCAACAAGGTGGAGCGGCGCCGGATCCACCGCATCGTCTACGGCGACTCGTTGAAGTCCCGCGGCGGTCACATCGACCTGGACTCGATCGAGGCTGAGGCCGCTGACCTGGCCGCGCGGGACATCGGCCAGGCGGAGCGGTTCTTCGGCAACCGGATCGTCTACGGCGCCGGCGCCTGGCTCGAGGGAGACGTCTGGGACGCCCGCGCCCGCCCGCGGGAGGTCCCGGCAGGCACCGCGGTGGTCGGGGGCTTCGACGGCTCCGACACCGACGACTGGACGGTCATCCGGCTGCAGACCGAGGACGGCTACCAGTTCACCCCGCGGTACGGGACTGACCGTCGCCCGGCGATGTGGAATCCGGCCGAGCACGGTGGTCAGGTGCCCCGCCTCGAGGTCGCCGCCGCGGTCGCGGAGATCTTCGAGTCGTTCCTGGTGGGCCGGTTCTACTACGACCCGCCGGGCTGGAAGTCCGAGGGCCAGGACTGGGAGTCCCGCTTCGGCGAGAAGGTCGTGCTGCGGTGGGAGACGTACCGGCTGACGCAGATGCACGCCGCCGCGGTCCGGCTCCACACCGACGTCTGCAAGACCGACACGGATTTCACTCACGACGGCGACAAGCAGGTCGCGGTGATGGTCCGCAACGCCCGCAAGCTGGCCCGCCCGGGCATGCGGTACGTGCTGGGCAAGCCGTCGCAGCAGCAGAAGATCGACGGTGTGATCAGTTCCATCCTGGCCAATGAGGCCGCCGGCGACGTCACGGCCGCTGGGGCTTGGCCGAAGCCGAGAGTCCGCCGCAAGGTCATCGTGATGCGCTGAAGGGAGCGACCTCATGGCCCTCCCCGACGCCAACGACCCGATCGCCTGGCTCAACCACCTCAGCCGCATGCACGACAGCGACCTGGCGGACCTGAGGGAGAAGAACGACCTCTACGACGGGGTCGCCCCGCTGGCGTACCTGCACCCGGACATCCTGCGCGAGGTCGAGGACCGCATCCAGGTGGTGGCGCTGGGCTGGCCGATGCTCGCGGTGGACCCCCTCGAGGAGCGCCTCGACGTCCTGGGGTTCCGCTACCCGGAGGGCGAGCCGGACCCGGACGCCGCGCCGGAGGAACTCGCCAGCGCCGCCGGCGACGAGAACCTGCAGAAGGTGTGGCAGGAGAACGACCTCGACGAAGAGTCGCAGATGGGCCACGTCGACGCCCTGGTCATGAAGCGCTCGTACGTGGTGGTCGGTTCCAACGCCGACGACGCGGACGTGCCGCTGGTGACGGTCGAGTCTCCGCTGGAGATGTTCGCCCTGGTCGACCCGCGTACCCGCAAGGTGGTCGCCGCGGTGCGCCGCTGGGCCGAGGCCTACGACTTCGTCACCCAGCTGCCGCAGCGCTACGCCACCGTCTACCTGCCGAACTCCACGTCGTGGTTCGACCAGGGGCCGCAGGGCTGGCGGGAGACGGGCCGCGACACCCACAACGTCGGTGAGCCGCTGGTGGCGGCGCTGACGAACCGTGGCCGGCTCGCGGACCGGTACGGCCGGTCGGAGCTGACGCCGCCGCTGTTGGCGTTGTCGCACGCGGCGAACAAGATCGCCACGGACATGATGGTCGCGGCGGAGTTCCACGCGATCCCGCTGCGGGCGCTGTTCGGTGTCGGCCCGGAAGACTTCCAGGACGAGCACGGCAAGCGGCAGTCGGCGCTGCAGGTCATCATGGGCCGCCTCCTCGCCGTGCCGGGCATCGAGGGCACCGACGGCGGCGGTATCCGCCCGCACGAGTTCACCGCGAGCTCGCTGACGAACTTCCACGAGACCCTCAACCAGCTCGGCCGGCACGCCGCCGGCCTGATCGGTGTCGACCCGTCGGTGCTGGGCATGGCCACCGGCGACAACCCGGCGTCCGCGGAGGCGCTGAAGTCCCGCGAGCTGCGGCTGATCAAGAAGGCGGAGCGGCGGCAGCGGGCCTTCGGCGGCGGCTGGGAACGCGCGATGCGCATGGTCCGCCGCCTGCAGGAGGGCGACTGGGACCCGGACGCCCGCCAGCTGGAGACGATCTGGCGGGACGCGGCCACCCCGACCCGGGCGCAGGCCGCCGACGCCGCGGTCAAGCTCGTCGGCGCCGGTAAGGCCGTCATCCCGGTGCAGCAGGCCCGCGAGGACCTCGGATACACCCCGGCGCAGCAGCGCCGGATGGCGGCCTGGGACGCCGCAGCCAGCAACCCGCTGGAGGACATCGCCCGCGAGCTGGCCGACAACCGGCCGGCGCAGCCGGGGGCGCCGCAGGTGCCGGTCGAGTCGCCGGTGCCGTCCGGTGAGCGCTGAGCGGGTCGCCCTCGAGCACTACCGGCGCCGCCGCCGCCTGATCGACCTGGCGGCGGGCCAGGCCCGGGAGCTGTGGAGCCGGGTCGACCCCGACGAACTCTCCGGGTCCTGGGCGAGGTTGCTGCCGCAGATGCTGCTCGGCATCACCGGGGCGCAGCTGGCCGCCGCCCGGCAGTCCGACGCGTACACCGACCGAGTGCTCGGCGAGCAGGGAGTGGACCCGCGGCCGGCTGGCCGGGTCATCCCGGACGCGCTCGCTGGGATCGCCTCCGACGGCCGTCCACTGGCGTCGTTGCTGGTCAACCCGGTCACGGTGGTCAAGGTCGGCATTCTGGAGGGCGCCACCATCCGGCAGTCCCTGGCCGCCGGGTACACGAACCTTGACCTGCTGGTCCGTACGCAGGTCGCTGACGCCGGTCGCGGCGCTGACCAGGTCAGCATCGCGACCCGGCCGATGGCGACCGGCTACGTGCGGATGCTGGTCGGCAAGTCCTGCTCCCGGTGCGTGGTCCTGGCCGGACGCCGCTACCGGTGGAACGCCGGGTTCCGGCGGCATCCGCGATGCGACTGCGTGCACGTTCCGGCCGCTGAGGACCGCGCTGATGACATCCGGACGAACCCCCGCGGCTACTTCGACGGCCTGACCCGGACTGAGCAGGACAAGGCCTTCACGATCGCCGGCGCCGAAGCCATCCGGTCCGGTGCCGACATCAGCCAGGTTGTCAACGCCCGGCGTGGCATGCAGACCGCGACGGTCTACGGCCGCGAAGTGCTGCTCACCACCGAGGGCACCACGGTCCGGGGCGAGTTCGGCCGGGCCCGCCGTGACGGTCGCCTGGTCCAGCGCACCGGCCAGAGGGTCCGGTCCACCGCCCAGGTTCGCCTGATGCCGGAACAGATCCTGCTGGAGGCCAACGGTTCTCGCGACGAGGCCGTGAGGCTCCTCCGGGTGCACGGTTACATCCGCTGACCTGGCGCGATGCCGGTCGACACACGAAGAGGTCGCGATGACCCAGCCTGTCCCCACCCCCGCGCCGGTCGAGCCGGCCCCGACCAGCACGCCGACCCCGGCTCCCGCCCCGGCCCCGGTACCGAAGGAGCCGGAGGGCGACAAGCCGCTCGGCCCAGCCGGCGAGAAGGCCCTGAACGCCGAACGTGCACGCGTCAAGGAGCTTGAGCGGCAGATGGCCGAGCTGTCGCCGCTGAAGCAGCTGGCCGAGGTGATCAACGGCGGTCAGAAGCCGAAGGACGGCAAGTCCGAGGCGGAGCTGCTCAACGAGCGTTTCGACGCCTACGAGCAGCAGCTCGCCACCGAGCGCGGGGCCCGCTGGCGTGCGGAGATCGCCGCCGAGAAGGGCCTGTCGGCACAGCAGGCGGCCCGCCTCAATGGCACCACCCGTGAGGAGCTCCTCGCCGACGCCGATGAACTGCTGACGCTGTTTCCCGGCGCGGTCGGCCCCCGCAACCCGGCACCGGACCCGTCACAGGGCGCCCGCGGTGGTCCGTCGACCAACGGCGACCTCGAGGCGCAGATCCAGGAAGCGACGAAGGCGGGCGACTGGCGCAAGGCGGCCGCACTGCAGAAGACCAAGCTCGCGAACGTCAAGCGATAGACCGAAGGGCCGGCGCGGGCCGCGCCCCGAACCATTGAAGGGAGCACCAGCTCATGGCTGGTATCACCGCGCTCGGAACCACATACAACCTGCCCAACTACACGGGCCTGCTGCACCTGCTCACCCCGTCGGACACGCCGTTCTTCTCGGCGATCGGCGGCCTCACCGGCGGCGGTCAGACCACCGACACCGAGTTCGAGTGGGGCACCTACGACATGCGCACCGCGGGGCAGAACGTCAGCCTCGAGGGCCAGGACGCGCCGACCCCGCAGGAGCGGGTCCGGGCGACCGCGAAGAACGTGACGCAGATCCACCACGAGGCCGTCGCGGTGTCGTACACCAAGCAGGCGGCCACCGGCCGGCTGTCCGGTCTGGCGTCCGGCGGCACCAGCAACTCGGTGCCGACCGAGCTGGACTGGCAGACCGAGGTGATGCTGAAGCAGATGGTCCGCGACATCGAGTGGTCGTTCATCAACGGCACCTACCAGCTGCCGGTCGACAACACCACAGCCCGCAAGACCCGGGGCCTGCTCGCCGCGATCACCACGAACCGGCAGTCCGCCGCCGCGGCGGCCGTCACCGGCGCCGCCGCGGGCGCGACGGACATCATCACGGCGACCGCGCACGGCCTGACCGCCGGCGACACCGTCCGGTTCGCGTCGGTGGGCACGGCGACCCCGCTGACCACGACCGACGTGTACTACGTCATCGCGACGAACCTGGCGGCGAACACCTTCTCGGTGTCGCTGACCAAGGGCGGCTCGATCGTCAACATCACCGTCGACGGCACCGTCACCTGGTCCGAGGGCGTCACCCTCACCAAGTCGCTGATCGACACGCTGCTGCAGTCGGCGTTCGACAACGGCGGCCTCATGGAGGGCGAGACCCGCACCCTGCTGGTGCCGTCCTCGCAGAAGCTCGCGGTCACCGCGGCGTACACGTCGGCCGGATACGTGCAGAAGCAGCTCGACGGCAACGTCGGCGGCGTCAACGTCAACCGGATCGACTCGGACTTCGGCGTGCTGAACGTCATGGTCGACCGGCACATGCCGCAGGACACCATCGCCGCGGTGTCGCTGGAGCAGTGCCGCCCCGTCTACCTCGAGGTGCCCGGCAAGGGCCACTTCTTCGAGGAGCCGCTGGCCAAGACCGGCGCGACCGAGCGGAACCAGCTCTACGGCGAGGTCGGCCTCGACTACGGCAACCAGCAGGCGCACGCAGTTCTGACCGGCCTGAAGGCCTGAGAGGAATCCTGATGAGCGACGAGACGAAGAACGACAGCACGCAGGACGGCGGCGACCTGGTCGTGCTGGCCGGTTCGGTGACCGTGAAGCGGCAGGTCGGTGCGGGCATGGCCTACGTCGACCTGGCGCAGGGCGAGTCGGTGGGCGACCTCGACGACGAGACCCGCGATCGGCTGCTGAAGTCGAAGGCGATCGGCCGCGCGGACGGCGAGCCGTACACCGGTGTCGGTGGCCGGCCGGTTCCGGGCGAGGTAGAGCCGGACGAGATCGACACCGACGTCATCCCCGGCGGGACCGTCGAGCAGGTCCTGGCGTGGGTCGGCGACGACCTGGCCCGCGCGCGGGTCGCCCGGGACATGGAGCTGAGCAAGGGTCTGAAGGCCCGCGCCGACCTGATCAAGCAGCTCGACGAGGTCAAGGTCAGCAACGAGACGGAGCCGCCGGAGGTGCCGGAGTTCTACACCGGCGAGGTCGCAGCCACCCCGGCCGCCGTCGGTGGCGTGGCTACCCCGGTCGACGACTCGGCCGTGGCGGACAAGCCCGCCGACGAGGCGCCGGCCAGCGGCCGGGCCCCGCGCTCCCGCAACCGCTGAGATCCGGGCGGGTCCCACCCCGGGGCCCGCCCGGCCGCGGCACGACCCGTGACCTGGAGGTGCCGTGGCTGACAAGCTCGCGACCGAAGCCGACCTTGCCGCGAAGCTCCAGGTGGCCGTGGCCGACCTGGACGCCGCTTCGGCAGCGTTCGCCCTCGAGGCCGCCACCGCGGTGGTGCAGGCCACCGTGCGGCAGCGGCTGGTGCTCGTCACCGACGACACTGCGGTGGTGCCGGGCAGCTACGACAACTGGCTGCGGCTGCCGGAACGGCCCGTCGTCTCGGTCGCATCGGTGTCTCTCGACGGAACCGCGCTGTCGCTGGGTACCGCGTCGGGCACGTACCGGCTGCGCGGCGGGCAGCTGTGGCGCGATCTGGGCTGGCTGGCCGCGGTGTGTGAGCCATCGGACGTGACGGTCGTCTACAGCCACGGCTACGGCATCAACGACCAGGGCCTGCAGCTGGCCCGCGGCTTCACGGCGACGCTCGCGGCCGGCTCCTACGAATCCCTGGGAGGCGCGGTGCAGCGCGAGCAGATCGACGACTACTCGGTCGCCTACGCCGCTGCGGCCGGGCAGATGGAAACCACCCCCGCCATGAGTACGGCGTTGCGCCGCCAGTACGGCCGCAAGGCCGGGATGGTCTGGGCTGGCTGATGGCCACCCCCACGCTGGTCACGGTGCAGGGCACCTATCTGAAGCTGGACGGCACCGCCGAGACCGGCAGCGTCCGCTTCGAGTCCCAGACCTTCGCCCGGCACAGCGCCTCTGACGACGTGGTGTCTCCGGGCGCCCTGACGGCCACCCTGGACGCGTCCGGCGATGTCACCCTGGTTGTGCCGGCCACGGATGACCCGGCGTGGTCGCCGGTCGGCTGGACGTACCGGGTGACCATGCAGCTGTCCGGGGTGCGCCGCGAGTTCGACGCCGCGATCCCGTACGACACCCCCGGCGGCGTCTTGGACCTGTCCGATCTGCTGCCCGCCCAGCCGGCCGATGGTGAGCTGTACGCGGCGTACGCCCACACCCACGCGGCATACGCGGCCGATGCCTCCGTCGTCCATGTGGCAGGCGTGGAGACCATCACTGGGCTGAAGGACCTGGCGGCAGGGTTCCACGTCGGGGACCGGTATCAGGTCTCCGCGACCGGAGGCATGGACTGGGGGCCGGTCGGCGGCCCCGTCGACGTGAACTTCTACCGCGCCGGTGTGGGTCTGCTGCAGACCGACTACACCTTCAACGCGGCCGCGTTCAGGCTTAACGGCGCGGACGTGCAGACGCTGCTCGACGGCAAGCTGTCGCTGACCGGCGGCACGGTGACCGGCAACGTCACCGTGCAGGGCGCCGGCGGCACCAAGTCCTACGGCTTCCGCACCAACGGCTCCAACCTCGACCTCGAGGGCTCCGGAGCGGACCTGTTCCTCAGCGTCTGGTCCGGCGCCGGCGCGACCGGCACGCAACGGAACTACGCCCGCCTCGAAGCCGGCGCCCAGCTGTTCCACGCGCTGTCGCGCTGGGTGTGGGCGTCGACCGCCTTCGCGAGCACGTTCGTCCTCGACGTCGACCCGTCCACCGGTGTCGTCGTCGCGGGTGGCAAGAACAGCCTGGCCGGGATCCGCCTGTGCGGCATGAAGGCCACCGCGGGCGCACCCACCACCGGCACCTGGGCGGCCGGGGACCTGATCATCGACGCCGCCGGTGTTTGGCATCTGTGCACGGTGGCCGGCACCCCGGGGACGTGGACCTGATGCGCGCACCGTCCGCCCGGCTGATGCGCGGCGGCCAGGCCGCCGCCGAGGCGCTGATGGTCGACGCCTGCACCATCCGCCGGCTGACGGGCACCGTGACCGACAAGGACTCCGGCGACCCGGTCAAGACCTGGGACGACCTGTACGCCGGCAAGTGCCGCATCCAGCAGGGCCTGGCACAGGCCGCCCAGCAGGACGCGGGCGAGGACTACCTGCTGCAGCTGCGCCTCGAGGTTCAGCTGCCCGTGGCGGTGGTCGCCCTCGAGGTCAACGACGAGATCACGGTCACCACGTCGCAGGACCCGGACCTCGTCGGTCGGGTGTTCCTGGTCCGGGACCTGTTCCACAAGACCCACCTGACCGCCCGTCGGGTCGGTGCGACGGAGAGGTCGGACTGATGGCTGCCAGCATCGACGCGTCCGAAGTCCACGGCCTGCAGGAGATGCTGGCCACCGCTGCCGGGGTCGCGCCGAAGGAGGCCCGCAAGGTCTTGCAGAAGGGCCTGCTCAACATCAAGACCGACTCCCGGCGCCGGGTCTCCGGCTCGGAGTACTTCCGCCGCGTCGCCCCGGCGATTACGTACGAGTCGCACGAGACGCTCACCGGCGGCTGGGGCGAGGTCGGCCCGGAGCAGGCCCGCGCCCAGGGAAACCTGGCCTGGATCCCCGAGCTCGGTTCGCTGAAGACCCCGCCGACGCCGTACATGCGGCCCGCCGGCGACGCCGAGCGGCCGAGGTTCGAGAAGGCCATGCAGGACCTGGCCGAGAAGGCGACCGGGCTGTGAGCTGGCCCGTCCAGGACCTCGCCGACGCGTTCCTGGCGCAGCTGCGCACCGACGCCTCGCTGCCGGTCTTCGACGGCAAGGTGACGGGCACGCCGGCGAAGTACGCGCTGGTCTACTTCTACATCGAGACCCCGGACGGGCTGGCCGCGCCGGACGCGGTGCCGCTGACGTTCGACTCCGACGTGATCGACGCGTTCGCCTACGTGCACTGCGTCGGCGGCGACGCGACCGGTGCCCGGGCCGTGTCGGGCCGGGTCCGCAACGCAGTGCTGAACCGGCGGCTGACCGTCTCGGGCCGCGACTGCAACCCAATCCGCTGGAGCCAGGGCTCGCCGCCGCGGCGCGACGAGGAGACCGGCCCGCTGGTCATGGACCAGGTCGACGTCTACACCTTCCGCAGCATCCCCGCCTGACCCGCCTGCCGGCCCGCCGGCGGTTCCACCCTGCCCATCCATCAGAAGGGGGTGCGCCGCATGGCGCTGCTCACCGCCACCTCGGTCACCTCCACGGCGACCACCGTCACCGCGGCCGCCGTCACCGTCTCGGACACCGTGTCGGCCGCCGACATCGGCACCAACGGCGCGCTGCTCAACGTCATCAACGCGTCCGGCGGCTCGATCAACGTCACCATCTCCGACCCGGGCACCACCGCCGTCGGCAACGCAGGCACCACCGCCGCGCAGGCCGTCGGGGCGGGCGTGGACCGCTGGTTCCGGCTGTCGCCCGGCCACGTCAACCCGTCCACCGGCGTCGCGACCGTGGCGTTCTCCAGCGCGACGTCCGTGACCTACAAGCTGATCCGCGCCTGAGAGGCCCTGACATGACGACGCAGCAGAAGAAGTACTGGGTCACCAGCATCGACGGGGCCAAGGCCGTCGTCGAGGGCGCTGACGAGCGCGACCGGTGGACCCGCGTGCACGGCTGGTCCGAGACCGACGAGCCTGCCGCCGGCGACATGGTGTGGCTCGAGCACGAAGTCACCCACGGCAGGCAGGTGTTCTCCGCCGAGGCCGCCCCGCAGTGGGCCGGGCTGGGTTGGCACCCGACGTCGCCGCCGGAGCCGCGGGACCTGACGAAGGATCCGCAGCTCGTCGACCAGCAGCCCGAGCCGGCCGCGCCGGCGAAGCCCAAGAGCACGGCCGCCGCCGGCGCCGACAAGAGCAAGGAGTAGGGACCCGTGCCCGACATCACCTCTGATGGCAAGACCCGGGTGTCCTGGGTTCCGACCATCGCCAACATCGCCGCACCCACCACTACCGAGCTGAACGCCGGGATGCTGCTGCAGTCGACGCTGACGGCCGACGGCCTGGTCGGTTTCCGGCCGGAGACCGCCGACGTCGACACCAGCTCCCTCGCATCGACGTTCAACACCACCGTCAACGGCCGCACCAGCTTCTCCGGGACGATGTTCCGGCTGAAGAAGCAGTCCGGCACCGACACGATCTTCACGACGCTGGTCCGCGACGCGGCCGGCTACGTGGTGATCCGCCGGTCGATCGCGGAGTCCACCGCGTATGCGTCGGCGCAGGCCATTGAGGTGTATCCGGCGCTGTGCGGCGAGGTCGCTCGCATGGACCCGGAGCCGAACTCGGTGGAGCGCTACGAGATCCCGATCAAGGTGACCAGCACGCCGAACCTGCGCGCCGCCGTCGCGTAACCGCACCTCCTGCACCACCAGCTGGCCCCGCCGTCGGGGCCTTTTTCGTGCCCGGCCGGTGCCACTCCCGACGCTGGCCGGGCACTTCATCGGGAGATCGGGAGCGGGAGTAACACGTGATGGGTGACAGCACCAAGAAGAGCTTCGCGGCCCTGCTGGGCACGGCCAGGCTGCCGGAGAAGACGGTCGACATCTGCCTGCGCGGTGACCTCGCTGCCGACTTCGCCGAGGCTGACGAGGCGCTGACGAAGGCGCAGAAGCGCAACCTGGAGTCTCTGGCCGGCGGCGGCGACGTCGGTGACCTGCTGGAGCAGGTGCAGGCGTTGCAGGCCGAGATGGCCGAGAACACCTACACGTTCCGGCTGAGAGCCCTGCCGAAGCCGAGGTTCCGGGCCCTGGTCAACGCGCACCCGGTGCGACGGGTTCCGGACGAGAACGACCCGACCGAGATCACGGTGCATCCCGCCGACCGGTTCGTGGGCGTCAACGCGGAGACCTTCTTCGACGCCCTCATTCGAGCCTGCCTCGTCGACCCTGAGCTGACCGACGAGCAGTGGCGCGTGTTCGTCGGCGACAACGAGACGGAACGCGCTCGCCTCACTGCCGAGGGCAAAGAGGACGAGATCGTCGACGGCAAGCTCAACGACTGGCAGTACGACAAGCTCAGCGACACGGCATGGGGGCTCAACCGCAGTGATGTCGACCCTTTCTCGCGCGTCGCATCGAGGATGACCCAGGCTTCCGAGAGCGAGTAGAGACCGCCGAACGGCTCCGCATCCCGCCGTCACAGCTCGACGGCCGCGAGCCGGTCGAGACCACCGAGTACGAGTACGACGACGGTCTGCTGGTCCGCGCGACCACCACCCGCGAGCCCCGCTGGACGGAGCAGGACCGGGCCGAGGTCATCGAGCTGGCCCGGTGGCGGGTGTCGTTCTGCCCCTGCGGCTGCGGCCACCGCACCCGCGACACCACCATGCACGAAGCCGAAGGGCCCGTGTTCGTGCCCGTGCAGTCCACCTGCCAGGCCCGCATGGCGATCCTCGAGGCGCAGCGCGCAGCGAACGACGACCGCGGCTCCGACAACGCCCCCGCGCGCCTCTGGCGGGCTGACATGAAACGGCGGTGAGGTCGTGGCGCTACGCACCATCGGAGTTCGCCTGACCGCTGACGTCGCCCAGTACGTGGCGAATATGCGCCGGGCCGAGAAGTCCACCGAGTCGTTCTCCGAGAGCCTCGGCGAGAAGGCGGCCGCCGGCAAGCTCGACGCGATCGCCGACCGGGCCGGAATTGTCGGCCTCGGTGTCGCCGCCGGGTTCGGCATGGCTGTCAAGGCCGCCATGGACTTCGACAAGCAGATGTCGGCGGTCAAGGCCGCCACCCACGCGTCCGCCGCGGAGATGGACCAGCTGCGCAAGGCCGCGATGAAGGCCGGCGCTGACACCCAGTTCTCCGCCACCGAGGCGGCCAAGGGAATCGAGGAGCTCGCCAAGGCGGGCGTCTCCACCGCCGACATCCTCGGCGGCGGACTCAAGGGCGCCCTGGACCTGGCCGCGGCCGGGCAGATCGACGTCGGGCAGGCGGCCGAGACCGCCGCGTCCGCGTTGACGCAGTTCAAGCTGAAGGGCCAGGACGTCCCGCACGTCGCCGACCTGCTCGCCGCAGCCGCCGGCAAGGCGCAGGGCTCGGTCTCGGACATGTCCGCCGCCCTGAACCAGGCTGGCCTGATCGCCGCCCAGACCGGCTTGTCGATCGAGGACACCACCGGCACTCTGGCCGCGTTCGCCAATGCCGGCCTGCTCGGCTCCGACGCCGGCACCAGCTTCAAGACGATGCTCCAGGCGGTTCAGGCGCCCAGCGGCAAGACCAAGGAGCTGATGGACGAGCTGGGCATCAGCGCCTACGACACCGCCGGGAACTTCATCGGCATCACCAAGTTCGCCCAGCAGCTCAAGGACCAGCTCGGCAAGCTGACCCCGGAGCTGCGGGCCAACGCCCTGGCGCAGATCTTCGGCTCCGACGCCACCCGCGCCGCCAGCATCCTGTACGAGCAGGGTTCGGCGGGCATCACCAACTGGATCGCCAAGACCAACGACGCCGGCTACGCCGCCGAAACTGCCGCGATCAAAACGGACAACCTGGCCGGTGACCTGGAGCGGCTGAAGGGCTCTGTCGACACGCTGCTGATCCAGTCCGGCGGCAGCGCCAACACCGGGCTGCGGGCGATCACGAAGACGCTCGAGTCGATGGTCGACCAGTTCTCCAAGCTCCCGCCCGGTGTCGGCGCGACCATCACCGTGCTGGGTTTGCTCACCGCGGCGGTGCTGCTGGGCGGTGCCGCCTGGGTGAAGGTCCGGGCGTCGATCGCCGCGACCGTCGTCGAGCTCAACGCGGTCGGCCCGGCCGGTGCCCGGGCGGCCACCGGGCTGCAGGCCGCGACGAAGTGGGCCGGCTACGCCGCTGCCGCGTTCGTCGGTCTTGAGGTCGCCGGTGCCGTCTTCGACAAGCTCGGCAACTCCGCGGTCAACGTGAACAAGCTGACGGCGGCGCTGCAGGACTACGCCACCACGGGCAAGCTGACGCAGGGCATCACCGACGAGTTCGGTACCGGCCTCGAGGATCTGTCGCTGATCGCCCAGTCGGCCGAGGCGGCCACCCACGGCTTCTGGGGCGGCCTCAACGACCTCATCTCCACCGTGCCGGGCGTCTCGTCGGTGGTCGACAGCATGAACGAGTCGCTGACCGGCACCAGCTTTAACGACGCCACCGAGCGGATGAAGGCCCTCGACGAGTCGTTCACCGCGTTCATCGCCACGCAGAAGGACGCGAAGAAGGCCGGCGAGCTGTGGAACCAGATCCTGGTCAAGTCGGGCCTGGACACCCAGCAGCTGCAGGCGCTACTGCCGAACGCGTCGGCAGCGATGACCAAGCTGCAGGAGGCGTCGCACGGCGGCGCCACCGCGCAGGACCGGCTGGCGACCTCAGCGACGAAGACGAAGGAGGAACTGGAGAAGGAGGCCGAAGCGGCCAAGAACCTCCAGAAGGCCTTCGACGAGCTGTTCGACCGGTACATGTCCGCCGACCAGGCGGCCCTGGACTACGAGAAGACCCTCGCGTCGACGAACAAGACGCTGAAGGAGGGCACCCGTGACCTGCGGGAAAGCACCG